TGGGGCGCAACGGGAATTGCGGCCCGGCGAAGGCTGCGAAACGTTGATCCTGGCAGGAACGGGTGGAAAAAACTTTTTTCGAGCCTGATCCTGGCGTTTTGGGGGCAAAGTTTCGCAGTTGGGGGGCACAAGTTGACCATAACGGGGCGCGATGGGGTCTAGGTTGACAATAAGTGCGAAACGTCGAAGGCAAAACAGCCGACCCTATAGAGTTTTCTCTAAAGGTAATTAAAGGGCCTCCAGTGTGGGCTGGATGGGTGCGAAACTTCTGCGAAACTTTGCGAAACTTTCAGATCAAAGTTTCGGGAAAGTTTCGCAGGTCGGGACGGGGGTTACCGGGGATTGGGTGTAATAAATGTTGCGATGGCAAGGGCGGTGAGGCGGCGGCGGGGGACGGTGGTGACGGTGATGTGGCTGGGCGGCGCGCGGTGCGCATAGAGAGCCGGGAGGGGCGATGTGGGGACCAGGCGGGGAGAGCGAGGTGGCGATCAAGGGGAGGGCGCGGCGGGAACTTCCGCCACGGGCGCGACAGGCACGGGTGCGGTTGCGCTGTCCGTGGTGTGGGGCGGTGTTGATGCGCGAGGGGATGGGGGAGGCGATGGTGCTGTGGTGCAGCCGGCAGGGGTCGCCGGAGCGACCAGGGTGCAGTTATGGGGTGTGGTCTACGGTGACGCTGAGCGATTGGGAGGCAGAGATGCGGCAGCTGGCGGCGCGGGGGCGGGGGAAGCGGATCGTGAAGCGGATTTGCCCGGTGTGTTGGGGCAGCGGATATGTGGTGGGGCAGGCGGGGCGGGAGCGGTGTGCACGGTGTGGGGGGCGCGGGGAGGTGGAGGAGGAGATTGATGTGCTTGAGTAGGTGGACGGGGTGAGGCGGGGGACGCGGCGAGCGGGGGACGAGGCGAGGCGTGTGGGTTGAGAAAGGATGGCGGAAATGGACGGGTCGGCGTTGAGGCTGTTGGGGTTGGATGGGGCGGGGATGGATGTGCCGGTGGAGGAGCTGCGCGGGATTGCGGCGCGGGCGACGCGGCGGTTGACACAGGAGTATGCGCTGTATGAGATTCAGCAGGAGCCGCTGATCAACGCGGCGATGGTGCGGGCGGTGCTGTTGGCGGCGCGGGAGCGGGGTGCGCCTGCGCCGGCGGCTGGGGCTGAGCCGGTGGTGGGCGAGTTGCCGGTTGCGGAGAAGGCGCAACCGGCGCGGCGGATGGGGCGGCCGCCCCGGTCGCCGGAGGAGCGTGCGGCGCGGCGGGAGGAGCAGGCGGCGCGGCGGGAGGGGCTGCGGGAGCAGGTCGCGGAGTTGATGCGGGGGATGGCGGTGGGCGGGGTGATGCCGTCGCTGCGCCAGTGGGATGAACTGCGCCCGGCGGGGATGATGTCGGCGAAAATGGTGTGCCACTGGCTGGGGATGACGTGGGCACAGGTGGGGGAGGGGGCGGGGCTGTGGCCGGCGAAGGCGGGGAAGCCGCTGGCTGCGGACGGGCCGCCCTCGCCGCAGGAAGCGGCGCTGCGGGCGGAGGTGTTGACGACGCTGCGGGGGATGGCGGTGGGCGGGGTGATGCCGACGCAGCGGGAGTGGGATGATCGGCGGCCGCCGCATTTGCCGACGAATACGTCGCTGCGGCGGATGCTGCGGGCGCGGTGGAGCGAGTTGGCGGTGGAGGCGGGGCTGGCGCCGGGGAAACGGTTTCGCGAGGAACGGGAGGAGATGGGCGCGCGCCGGGCGGAGAGGGTGCGGCAGGAGGCGGTGGCGGCGCTGCGGGGGATGGCGGTGGACGGGAGGATGCCGGCGCAGGGGGTATGGAACAGGGGGCGTCCGGCGGGGCTGCCGACGGCGGAGACGTTGATTAAGCAGACGCGGCTGACGTGGCGGGAGTTGGGAGAGGCGGCGGGGCTGCTGCCGCTGGTGAATCCGCAGCGGTCGGCGGAGGCGTTGGCGGCGATGCGGGCGCGGCGACAGAGGGCTGTGCAGGGGGAGACGCGGCCTGGGCCGGTGGAGTCTGGGCCGCCGGGGGTGGATGTGCCTGCGCCGCCACCTGCGCCACCGGTGGTGGAGAAGCCGGTGGTGGAGAAGCCGGTGGTGGCGGCGCGGCCTGCCCCGCGACCGGCGCCGGTGGTGGTGACGGTGGAGGCGGCGGTGATGCCGGGGCGCAATGGGAATGCGGCGGTGGCGGCGGTGTTGGGGCCGGAGCATGTGGTGGTGTCGCCGCTGCGCGAGCCGGGGCGGGCGGCGTTGCCGCCATCGGCGGAGGCACGGCAGCGACTGTGGGAGGAGGTGGCGGCGGCGCTGCGGGCGATGGCGGTAGATGGGCGGATACCGTCGATTTTGACGTGGCGGGATCAGCGGCCGAAGCATTTGCCCAGGGCGCGGGATGTGATGGCGCGCTTTGGGTATGACAATTGGGCGGAGGTGGCGCGGGCGGCGGGTCTGCGTTTTGGGGATGAAGGCAAGGGGCGCAAGGGAAAGGATGGGGATGATGAGTGAGGCGCGGTATTGGCACGTTGTGTTGGCGGAGTGCCATGGGCTGGTGTGGGCGTATCGGCGCGAGTTGGAGGCGGTGTGGCCCACGCCGGGCAGGGGCGACGCGCTGCGCTTTGCGGTGACGGAGGCCGCCGAGGCGTTGGACGCGGAGTTGCGCGCGAATCCTCTGTACGCGCGCAACCGGGCGCGCGAGATGGATGAGCTGGATGAGCTGGCGGACTGTGCGCTGATGCTGCTGACGGCGTTGGGGCCGGAGCCGGAGTTGATGCGCCACAAGCAGCGCAAGCACTGGTTGGGGCTGGAGAGGATGGTGTTTGGGTGTGCGGATGCGTTGTTAGACCACACCGGCAATGGGGTGGCGGACAAGTGGCTATGGGATTTGGTGGCGATGATTGAGGACCGGCAGGGGATGGATTTGCCGGCGCGGCTGCGGGGGCGGCTGGAGCGGATCAAGGCAAAGCGGCTGGGGAACGCGGCGGCGGTCAAGGCTGGGGAGGCAGGGGAGGTGGGGGGATGAGCATCAACCGCACCTGGCAGCGCAAAGTGCTGACCGCGGCCGCCGCCGACGGCACGCTGGGCGAACTTTACTGGTATCCGGTGGAGGTGTCGGGCCGCCACGACCGCGCGGTGACGGTCGGCGACGCGGCCCCGGCCATTCCCGTTATCCCTGTCGCGCCCGACCCGGAGATCAGCCGCCACCACGCGCACCTGATGATTGCGTTGATGGAGCTGCGCGGAGCGGCCTTTGCCCTGGACTTGACGACCGCGGCCTTGCTGGATCAGGTGGGTGTGCCGTGGTTTGTGTTTGGGGAGCATGACCACATCTGCCCCAGCTGCGCCGCGGTCAACGGGGACTGCGTGTGCGTGCCTATGCGCGAGGTGGCGGCGGTGGGGACGGCGTGGGGATAAGAAAGACTTATCAGTTGGGGGAGAGACTATGACCACGCAGATTCGACAGGGGCAGGACGGGATGTGGCGGATCGAGGAAACAGAAGGCAAGAACTTGGTATCCGCGCGAGGGCCGTTTGTGATTCGCGAAGAGGCGGAGGACATTGTGAACGGGGTGAAGCCCGGCGAGGTGGCGAAGCTGGCGTTTGACGATGACGAACCAGAATGGATGGTTTTGTCTGACCCTGACGACGACTAGCACTCCCCGCCCTGGGCATGGCGACATATGCCCCACTCGACAGTTTCTCGCACACATGGAGACAAGATCATGAAAAGCCAGTGGCTGAGTTTTGACGACGCGAAAGAAGCGCACGCCGCGGGGTGGCGCACGGAACGGGAGATGCGGGCGGCTGGGTGGCAGATTTTCCCCAGCCCCACTGACGAGGAGTGGGGCCGCCTGGGGGCGATTAAAATTGACGGCGGGCTGCAAACGCTCTACAGCCAGGAGGTGATTCTGGCTGCGCCGGATGCGATTTTTGACCTCTTCCTGTTGGACGAGGAGGCCTATGGCATGTGGCAGGAAGGCTGCCGCCTGTGGCTGGCAGAACTGGCGTAGGCGATGAAGACCTATTTGGCGGTGGATGTGCGCACGGCGGCGGAGGGGCGGGTGAGCAAGCTGCTCGCCCGCTTTGCCCACGTCTGCGTCTCGTTTTCCGGCGGCAAGGACAGCACGGCGCTGCTGCATCTGGCGGCCACGGCGGCCGCGGCCCAGGGGCGCACGGTGGATGTGCTGTTTGTGGACTGGGAGGCGCAGTACACGGCGACGATTGAGCACTGTGCGGAGATGTTGACCACAGGCCGTCCCGGCATCGGGCGGGTGTTCTGGGTGGCGCTGCCCATCTCCACCAGCAATGAGACCTCGTTCCATGAACCCATGTGGACGGCGTGGGACGAGGCCAAGCGCGAGGTGTGGGTGCGCCCCCGGCCGGAGTTCGACTGTGTGATCGGCGACCCGGCGGCGTTCCCCTTCTATCGCTACGGGATGCTGTTCGAGGAGTTTGTGCCAGCGTTCAACGAGTGGTATGCGGCGGCCCACGGCCCCACGGCGTACTTGATCGGGATCCGCGCCGACGAGTCGCTAAATCGATTTCGCGCGGTGAAGAAGCAGGGGCACAAGGGCGTGCGCAAACGCTATGCCGACGCCGACGGCGAGATTACCTGGTCCACCCAGGTGACGGCGGACTCGTTCAATTTTTACCCGCTGTATGATTGGCGGGTGGAGGATGTGTGGACGTACCTCGGCGACGAGGGCGCGCCCTACAATCACATCTATGACGCCATGCACCTGGCCGGGATGAGCGTCCACGAGATGCGCATCTGCGAGCCGTACAGTCTGGAGGCGCGGCGGCATCTGGACAAGTTTCACTATCTGGAGCCGGAGACGTGGGCGCGCGTGGTGGAGCGAGTGGCCGGGGCGAATTTTGGGGCGAAGGCCGGGCGCAGCGAGTTGTTCGCCTTTGGGCGCATTGAGAAGCCCGCCGGGATGACGTGGAAAGAGTATGCGGCGCTGCTGCTGGATTCGTTGCCGCCCGACCTCCAGGCGCACTATCGGCGGCGCATTGACGTGTTTGTGGGGTGGTTCCAGAAGCATTTGGGCTGGGACGACCTGAAGGAGGAGAGCGATCCCAAGCTGGAGGCGAAAAAGCTGGGTGGCTCGTGGCGAATGGTCTGTCGCACACTGCTGCGCAACGACTATTTCTGCAGCCACCTGTCGTTTTCCGTGAACAAGCAGGAGTATGAGAAGGCGCAAGCCCTCCGGGAGAAATATCGAGACCTATGAAACCGATGCAGGTTTATGAGACACACAAGGCCGCGACAGGCGAGGCGGGGGAGAAAATCTACCGCATCTATCTCGACTCGTCGGCGGCCAGCGGCGACCGCTTCTACTGCCGCATGGGGCGGTTCTTCGCCGACCGCCAGATCAGCCGGGAGTTGGAGGAGCCGATGTTTGACGGGCCGGATTGCCATTGGCTGATTGCGTTCGACGATGACAGGGTGGCGGCGTTTGGCTGTCTGGATGCGTCGCGTTTGGCGCGGCATGGGGAGGCGCTGCTGACCTATGGGTATGTGCTGCCGGAGCATCGCGGGCGCCGCTTGCACACGGCGCTTTTTGCGGCGCGGCTGCGCTTGGCGGGCGAGCTGGGCGCAACGGTGGTGCGCGGCGTGGCCAATGACAGCAGCCGGCGCACGTTCGCCGGCAACGGATTCGATGTGGTGCGCCAGGCCGGGCGATTCACCCATTTCCGCAAACGGCTGGACCGCCAGGAGTTGGGCCAGGAGCCACGCCATGCCGGGGCATGAATCGGGGAGCGATCCCTTGTTGCGGGCGATTGTCGAGCATCTGGTGGCGCGAGTGGAGCCGGTGGCGGCGGAGATCGCTACGCTACCGGTGGCGTGGCAGGTGGAGGCGCTCAACCGCATCCGCCGGCTGTTGCATGAGGCGGGGCCGTTTGCGGGAGAGCCGGTGGACTGTGTGCTGTGGGTGGTGGGCGAGGCCGTCGCCCCCAACGATTACAACCCCAACCGCGTAGCGCCACCGGAGATGCGCCTGCTGCGCCATTCCATCGAGGCGGACGGTTATACCCAGCCGGTGGTCGGTTTCGTCGCCGAAGAGGCGGGCGCGACGCAGGACAACGGCGCGGCAGTCGAGGTCGTAGACGGTTTCCACCGCACGCGCGTGGGCAAGGAGACGCGCGCGATCCGGGAGCGGCTTCACGGCTATCTGCCCGTGGCGCTGATCAACCCGGCGCGCGGCGAGCGCAAGGACCGGGTGGCGGCCACCATCCGCCACAACCGGGCGCGGGGCGTGCATGGCGTGTCGCCCATGGCGGAGATCGTGGCGGATTTGCTGCGCCGGGGGTGGAGCGACGAGGATGTCGCGAAGGAGTTGGGGATGGAAGCGGACGAGGTGCTGCGCTTTAAGCACCACGCCGGGCTGCCGGAGTTGTTCAAGGGCCAGGCGTATAGTCGGGCATGGGAGTAACGATGAACATTCGCGAGCATGTGTTGGGGTCGATTCGCGGCGGCATGGCGGCGAGTTTTGCCGTGCGCGAAAGCGTGGCGGGGGTGCTGTTTGAGGACGAGGGGGAGTTCATTTCGCTGGATGATCTGGGGTATAGCCGGGAGACAGGCTATTTCCGGCGGTCGTTGTTCCCGGATGCGCCGTCGGAGACAGATAACGCGACGCCCTACACCGTCCACCCGGCAATGACGCCGGACGGACGGCAGGCGTGGGTATTGGCCGACGAGTCGGGCCATTTGACCATGCTGGGCGAGACGTGGCAGGTGGCCGATCTGGTGGCCGCGCTCCAGTGTTTCTTGGCAACGGGCAGCCATGACCCGGAGCCGATCAGTGAGTTTGACCCGGCGTGGGGCGCGCCGTTAACGATGGGCGAGGCCGTGGCCTATATCACCCATCACGGCTGGCCGTCGCGCAGCGCCGACGCCACGCTGCGCCGGGCTGCTGCGGAGGGACGCGTGCCGGGGGCGCGCAAGGACACCACGGGGACGCGCTGGGTCTTCAGTCGCAAGGGGCTGAACGCGTGGCTTGCCAGGGCCGGACAGGGCGGTTATGCGCGGCTTGGGCGCGCCGCTGAGGCGAGGCGATAACAGGGGATTATCGGCTGGGGTATCTTGACAGCCGCGGTATTATGTTAATGCTTGGTCCTTTGATGTGCGTCCCGTTACCGGCTGCCGACCCCGGTGCCGGGGCGCACGTCCGTTTTTGGGGCGATTTTGGGGGACCAGCGCAGGGCGGCGCGACCGGGGCGACACCAGGATCACAGCCGCATAGGGGGGACGCTGATGGGACAGGGCGCAGGCGGGCAAGGCGTAACGCGCGGGGGCGCGCCAGATGGACGCGCGCAGGAGGCGGAGATGCGCGAGTTTATGTTGGTGGTGCGGCGCGCGCTGCTGTTGGTGGTGCGCTGGATCGAAAAGCGGTATGGGTGGCATGAGCGCGCGGAGCGGGAGTGGGCGCCGTCGCCCGTACGCGATGGAACCCGGCGGGGGTAGGCTAGGCGCGCCCGGTTGACGTGGCTGTGATTGAATTGACCGGGGCGCTATGTTAGACTGGAGGCACAACGAGATATGCCCACTCCGGCCCACTACTAACCTTCGCTGACGAGGCGCTGCCGGACCCGGCCCAGCCCTGGCTTAACCCCCAGGCGCTGGGTTTTTTTGTGGGCTGCGGGTGGGGCGAGTGGGCGGCAGAAGATGGTGGGACGATGAGGGAGTATGAACAGATGGAGCGGGTGTGGGTCTGGGTGACGTTTTCGACGACGTTGTTGGTGGCGTGGTGGGCAGGGCTGCACAGCGCGTTCCGGGTGCTGTTGGTTTTGCAGGCGCTGGATGTCATTACGGGGGTGATGGTGGCCGGGAAGTACCGACGGCTGCGCTCGCGGATCGGCGCGGCGGGCATTAAGCGCAAGACGGCGGCGTGGCTGCTGCTGGCGGCGTTGGCGTATATGCAGGGTGAGGTGTCGTTAATCATTGAATGGGCAGAGATGGATGGCGGCTATGGGGTGGCGCAGTGGAGCGCGGGCGGCCTGGCGTTGATGGAGTTCATCAGTATCGCCGAGAATGTGGCGAAACTGGGGGTGCCGCTGCCGCGCTGGCTGCGGCAGACGTTGGCGGACGCGGCGGAGAAGTTTGGCTATGGGGATGAGACTGGGGACCAGACTCAGGACCATCGTCAGAGCGGGAAGCAGGAGAACGCATGACGACGACGCTCTTGGCGGGGCTGCATGACCGGGAGGGGGCGCACCTGGTGCCGGCGGGCGGCTGGTGTGTGGACACGGTGGCGATTGCCGAGTCGCCGACCGCGCCGGACTATGACCGGCTGGGGCCGGGGGTGAACTGGATTGCGCGGCTGAATTTTGGCTATGGCGCGCAGGGGACGCTGCCGCCGCCGTCGCGCACGGAGGAGTTCGCGGCGCGCTGTGCGCAGTATGTGGCGGGCAGCCGGGGCTGCCACCGCTGGGTGATCGGCAATGAGCCGAATTTGCCGCGGGAGTGGCCGGACGAGCAGCCGATTTCGCCCACGGCGTATGCGGCCTGCCTGCGCCGGGTGCGGGCGGCGATCCGAGGGCTGCCCGGCCACGCGCAGGACGAGGTGTTGGTGGCGGGGCCGGGGCCGTGGAATGCGGAGTTCCGCTGGGACACGAATCCCACGGGCGATTGGGTGGTCTATCTGCGGCAGACGTTGGCCGCGCTGGGGGATGCGTATGAGGGCGTCGCCTTGCACGGCTATACCCACGGGTATGACCCGGCGCTGGTGACCAGCGAGGCGCGCATGGCGCCCCCCTTTGCCGACCGCCGTTTTGAGTTCCGCGGCCTGCTGGATTTGTTGGCGGTGATCCCGGCGGGGAAGGCGCGCTATGTGACGGAGGCCAACGGGGACGGGCCGTGGCAGGCGCGGGGGTTGATGCCGGCCATGCTGGCGGAGGTGGCGGCGTGGAACCGGGCGGGGGCGGGGGTGCGCTGTGTGGTGTTCTATCGCTACCCGGATTATGACGAGTATGGGATGGCCGCGAAGCCGGCGGTGTTGGCGGAGTTTGCGGCGGCGGCGCGGGAGTATGGCGCGCCCGGTGATAGTTCCTCTCCCGCCGTGCAGCCCGACGGCGGTTTTTCCTCTTTTCTCCCCGTTGTTGTGGCTGGGGTCGGCGGGCAACCGGCGGCCCCGGCCATCCCCTCGCCTGGGCTGCCTGCGCGCAGCTGGGATGAGCGGCTGACCCGGCGCGGGGTGACGCTGAATGAGAATCCGCCCAAGCCGGGGGACCGCTATTGGCGGTTGGTGCGGGCGGAGTTTCGCGACGAGGGGCAGGCCCAGGGCAAGCATCACATCTACGTGGATGTGTTGGATGAGCAGGGCGCGCGCCTGACGGGGGTGGGGGTGCGCGTGGCGTGGGCGGGCGGCGCGACGATCGTCGCCACGGAGGCCAAGCCGGGGGAGGACGCGGCGGCCAACGTGCCGCTGTATGCGGCGGGGCATGGTTATCTGTGCCATGTGGCGGACGGGCAAAGCGACGTGGTGAGTGGCATGGGGCTGGGCAGCATTGAGCAGCCGGATTATCGCATCCATGTGGCCTATCGGCTGGTGTTTCAGCGGGTGGTGGTGCCCGCGGCGCAACCGGCCCCGGCGACCCCGCCCCCCGCGCCCGCGCCGACGCCCGCGCCGACGTTGGTGCATCCGCTGCCGGAGGCGCGCTGGCGGTTGGTGACGCAGCCCTTCGGGGTGAACGCGGAACGCTATGCGCGCTTCGGGCTGGACGGCCACAACGGGGTGGATTTTGGCGCGCCGGAGGGGACGGCGGTGGTGGCGGTGGACGCGGGCCGGGTGGCGGAGGTGTGGAACGACGCGGCGGGCTATGGCCTTTATGTCAAACTGGTGCACGCGTGGGGGGAGTCGCTGTACGCGCATTTGAGCCTGGCGGAGGTGGCCGTGGGCCAGACGGTGGCCGCCGGACAGCCGGTGGGGCAGTCGGGGAATACGGGGTTTAGCACGGGGCCGCATCTGCATTTCGGGCTGCGGGTGAATCCGTATACGCGCGGGCGGCCCTTCGATGGCTATGTGGACCCGCTCCCCCTGTTGGGCGCGCCGCACATGCCCACGGGGCCGCACACGCCGGCGCGCGTGGAGGTGAGCGAGGCGATCCGCGCGGCGGCGACGGCGTTCCGGGTGCGGCCCGCGCTGTTGGCGGCGTTGGCGTGGGAGGAGAGCCGGTTTGACCCGGCGGCGCAGAGCAAGGCGGGGGCGCAGGGGCTGTGTCAGGTGATGCCGGCGACGTGGGCGGAATGGGCGGAATGGGTCGGGGCGACGGACCCGTTGGCGGCGGCGGACAGCGCGCGGGTGGGCGCGGCGTATCTGGCGTGGCTGATCGTGCAGCTGGGCACGGAAGAACGGGCGCTGGTGGCGTATAACTGGGGGATTGGGCGGGTGTTGGCAGGCAAGCAGCCGCCGCGGGAGACGGTGTTGTATGCGCAGCGGGTGCTGAACGGCGCGGCGCTGCTGGAGGCGTGGGGGGCCGGGTGATGCTGAGGAACAAGGACGGCACGCGGTTGACGGTGGATGATGTCATGCTGCTGGTGGGGGTGGCGGCGATCGTTACCGGGGTGGGGATGCTGTGGGGTCCGGGGGGTGCGTTGATCGTGGGCGGGCTGATGATGATGGCGTTGGGGGCGGCGGGGATCAAAGAACGGCAGGGATGATGCGCGGATTGGGGCGGGCGCAGTTGGCGGGTTGGTTGTTGTTGGCGGCGGCGGCGCTATGTTGGTTGGCGGCCATGCCGCATGGGTTTTGAGGGCGGGCAACAGGAAAGGATACGGGTGATGGACAGTACGCTGGTGTATGTGGCGCTGGGGTTGGTGGCGTTGATGGTGGGGGTCTGGGCTGTGAAGCGGCAGGCGGGCGGCCCGACGTCGCTGCGCGAGGCGAGCGATCTGGTCTATGAGGCGATGAGCACGGCGCGCACGCTGGTCGAGGGGGCGGAGCAGCTGTGGCAGTCGGGGCAGCTGCCGAAGGACGAGCGGTTTTATGCGGTGTTTGAGCCGATGGAGCGCATGTACCCCAACTTGGACCGGGATGCGCTGCGCCTGACGATTGAGGCGGCGGTGCGCTGGCTGCGTTATGTCCAGCAGGAGCGGGGCGGGCAGGCGGCGGGGCCACAGGCGGACGGGTAATTTCGCATATTGATGAGTTTGGCAAGGGGCGGTCGCAACCGGGTGCGCCGCCCCTTTTTGCAATTTTCTATGACCTGTTCAATTCCGATTTTACCGTTTGGGCCGTTTGGGCGGCGTGGGGCCGGGTAGCGTGAATGGGACGGGGTGGGGGAGCATGGGGCAGCCAGACGAGGGGACGATTTTTCCGGCGAGCGAGCGTGTGCAGGGGCAGGCGCAGAGTCGCCGGGCATATCTGGAGCTGCTGGACCGGCAGCGAAATTTCCTGTGGTGGCAGGATTTCCAGGAGCTGCTGGCGCTGGGCTGGGACTGGCGCAAGGCGGTCTATTTGGCGTGGGCGGCCTCGCCGGCGCGCGACCGGGACCCGGCGACGCAGCATGAGTTGGCGACGGGGGTGCTGGGGCTGGCGAGCGACCGGGTGATCCGCATTTGGCGGCAGCAGCACCCGGAGATGGAGGAGATGATTGCGACGTTGCAGGCGGCGCCGCTGCTGCGCCACCGGCGCGATGTGTTTGAAGCGTTGGCGGCCAGCGCGGCGACGCCGGATCCGCGCCACCACGCAGACCGCAAGCTGGCGCTGGAGATGCTGGGCGATTATCGGCCGCGGGGGGATTTGGATGTGCACACCACGGGGGGCGGGCTGACGCTGGCGGAATGGCAGGCGGCGGCGGCGACGCGGCGGGCCGAGGTGGAGCAGACGCTGGCGGATTTTGCGGAGGAGGAGGGCGGCGGTGGGGAAGACGGCGGGGACGAGGAAGGGCAAGGGTGAGGCGGACGCGCCGCTGCTGGAGGTGTTGACGCGCACGTTGGTGGGGCGGGAGCGGCTGCTGGGGGAGAACCAGGCGAGTCTGACCGCGTTGGAGACGGGGCCGGGGGCGACGTGGGTGCAGTCGCTGCTGCCGGACCCGGTGGGCCGGGGGGTGCCGTGGGCAAATGTACGGATGCGCCGGGAGGGTGGGCGGCTGGCGGGGCGGTATGTGTGGGTGCTGGATGATGATGATGTGTGTGTGTACCCGCGGCTGGTGATGGATTTGGCGACGATTGTGGGGGACTATGCGCCGGATGTGGTGATGGTGCAGATGGACCACGGGGAGGGTATGGGGGTGCTGCCGCCGGCGGCGCTGTGGGGGCGGCGGGCGCTGGGGCTGGGGTTGGTGGGGGTGAGCGCGCCGATTGTGCGGCGGGAGGTGTGGGCGGAGCACGCGTGGGCGTGGGGGGATCGGTATGAGGGAGATTTCGATTTTGTGACGGCGCTGTTGGGCAATCTGCGGCTGCGGGTCTACTGGCATCCGGTGGTGGCGAGCCGGGTGCAGCGGGTGAGCCGGGGGAGCGCAAAGGGCGGGGAGTGAGGAGCGGGGAGTGAGGGACTGATGGGGCAGGGGGCGGGGTCGCTGCGGCGGTTATTTTTGGTGGATAATCTGGATTTGCCCGCGGCGAGCGGGGTGCCGGGGGCGCGCTGGGAGGCGTTCCAGCTGGCGTTCCTCGACGACGAGGGGACGTTTCGGGTGGACAACAAGAGCCGGCAGATCGCCTTCAGTTTTGTCTGTGCGGCGGATGGCCTCGCCGGTGCGCTGCTGGAGCGGCGGGATGGAATTTTTGTGTCCATCAATCAGGAGGAGGCGGCGGAGAAGATTCGCTATGCGCGCCAGATTTATGAGACGCTGCTGCTGGCGGTGTCGGGGCTGCCGCGGGTGGCGCGGGACAATATGTTTGGGCTGGAGTTTGAGAACGGGGCGCGCTTGACGAGTCTGCCGGCACGGCCGCCGCGCGGGCGGGCGCGGGCGAATGTGTATCTGGACGAGTTTGCGCATGTGAAGGGGGACCGGGCGATCTATTCGGCGGCGCTGCCGATCATCTCGAAGGGGGGGCGGCTGCGCATGGGGTCGTCGCCGTTTGGGGCCAGCGGGACGTTTTGGGAGGTCTTTACGCAGAAGCTGCGCGCCTACCCGGGCTATGTGCGGCGCGAGACGCCGTGGTGGGAGACGTATGCGTTTTGCACGGATGTGCGGGCGGCGCGACGGGCGGCGCCGGGGTTGACCACGCGGGAGCGGGTGGAGCGCTTTGGCAATCGGCGCGTGCAGGAAATTTTTGAGAATGTGCCGGAGGAGGATTTTGCCCAGGAGTATGAGTGCGCGTTTGTGGATGAGACGACGGCCTGGATTACCTGGGAGGAGATCCGCGAGGCGCAGGATGAGGAGTTGGTGTGTGTGGCGGCGACGGGCCAGGGCAAAACGTTGGATGGGGTGTATGCGGCGGTGGATGCGCTGCGCCGGGCGGTGAACGCGGGGGAGGTGGAGGGCGCGCTGGCGTTGGGGGTGGACATTGGGCGGACGCGCAACACGACGGAGATTTATGGGGTGGGGTTGGCGACGACGAAGACGTTCCCCCTGCGGTTGATGCTATCGTTGGACGGGGTGGAGTTCGATGAGCAGCTGGCGGCGCTCCAGTATGTGATGCGCTTTTTGCCGGTGGCGGGGATGTGGATTGACCGCACGGGGTTGGGGATGCCGCTGGCGGAGCGCATGGAGCGGCTCTACCCGGGCAAGGCGCAGGGGCAGACCTTCACGGCGGGGAGCAAGATGTTGTGGGCCACGGATGCGAAGCTGTTGATTCAGCAGAGGCGGACGCCGCTGCCGGTGAGCCGAGAGCTGGCGTATCAGATTCATTCGATCAAACGCATGCGCACGGCGGGGAACAATTTGGTGTTTGACACGGAGACGAATGAGAAGCACCACGCGGACCGGTTTTGGGCGTGGGCGTTGGCGTTGGGGGTGGCGTATGGGCCACAGAGCGACCGGGCGAAGGTGGCGCGGGCGCGGTGATGGCGGGCGCGGTGATGGCGTGGGGTGTGTGGGGATAATTCGTTGTTATCGGTTGGGGCGAGGCGGCGGGACGGCGATGATGGAACATGAGAGAGGATGGGGCGCGATGGGCGAGTTGACGGTGAATGGGGCGCTGGAGCAGCGGCGGCGGCTGGCCGCAGGGCTGGGCCTCCAGTTCGACGGGGCGCGCGATGTGTTTGCGGCGGCGGGCTATGATGGGGATATTGCGTTCGAGCGCTATCGGGCGCGCTATGAGCGGCAGGATATCGCGGCGCGCGTGGTGGATGCGCCGGCGGCGGAGACGTGGCGGCGGGCGCCGGTGATCGTGGACGGGGTGACGGAGGGGGATGGCCGCGACGATACGGAGTTTGCGCAGGCGTGGGCGGAGTTTGCGTCCATTGAGGAGGTGGGCGACGAGCTGGAGGACCGGCGCACGGTGTGGCATTATCTGCGCCGGGTGGATGAGTTGGCGGGGATTGGCCGCTATGGGGTGCTGTTGGTGGGCATCAACGATGGGCTGCCGCTGGGCGAGCCGCTGGCGCCGGGGCGCGTGGCGGGGCCGGATGGCTATTTGTATCTGAGCGCGTTCGACGAGGGGGATGCGCAGCTGATGGAGTTGGAGAATGCGCCGGCGTCGCGCCGCTATGGGCTGCCGCTGCGCTATCGGTTGGGGCTGGGCACGAATTTGCAGGGGGACGCGATGCAGCCGCTGCCGGTGCACTGGTCGCGGGTGGTGCATGTGGCGGAGGGGTTGAAGGGGGATGAGATTTTTGGGACGCCGCGGCTGCGCCCGGTGTGGAATCGGCTGCTCGACCTGGAGAAGATCATGGCGGGGGCGGGCGAGGCGGCGTGGAAGCTGCTGTATAAGGGGCTGATCCTGTCGACGCGGGACGGCTATCGGCTGGACACGACGGACGGGGAGACGGAGGAGAAGGTCGAGGAGTATATCCACGGGCTGCGGCGGTTTTTGCAGCTGGAGGGGATGGATGTGACGGTGGCCGGGGGCGAGGTGGTGGACCCCACGGGGCTGGTGAATCTGAATGTGGCGTTGATTGCGGCGGCGACGAACATCCCCCAGCGGCTGCTGTTGGGCAGCGAGCGGGGGGAGCTGGCGAGCAGCCAGGACGAGCAGGCGTGGGCGCGCTATGTGGCGGGGCGGCAGCGCAATTTTGCGGAGCCGATGATTCTGCGGCCGCTGATCAACCGGCTGGTGTACGCAGGGGTGCTGCCCAAGCCGGCGAGCGGGCGCTATGTGGTGGTGTGGCCGGAGGTGCGCGAGGCGGACGCGGCGACGGATGCGGCGGTGGCGCAGGCGTATGCGCAGGCGTTGGCGAGCGTGCTGCCGGGCAGCGGGCAGGCGATTGATGTGCGGGAGTTTGTGGCGGCGTTGGTGCGGCCGCTGGACAACCGCACGGCGGTGGTGGCGGCGGTGACGCCGGAGCCTGCGCTGCTGCCCGCGGGTGTGGGCGGGGATGAGCCGGACGGGGACGCGCCAGACGATGCGCCGGATGATGAGCCGGGCGAAGAGGGAGAGGAGGGGATGGCGACGAATGTCGCCCCCTTTTGGGGCGGGGTCGAGCATGGGCGCTGGGACGGGGCGCGCTGGTATCCGTAGGCCGGCGGGGCGGGCGAACGCGGGCGCGCTGCCGGGGGTGCGGGATGGCGGGCTGGCCCGGCGCGAGTCGTTGGAGCGGACGTGGGCGGGGCGCGTGGCGGGGGCGTTGGCGAGGATGTTGGGGCGGATGCTGCCGCGAGCGGAGGCGGCGACGCTGACGCGGGAGGCGTTGACGCCTGCGATGGTGATGGCGCGCTATCGGGCGGAGAGCGGGCCGCTGCACGCGGCGCTGGGGGGGATGTTGGAGGCGGCGGGGCTGTTGGGCGCGGCGGTGGGCCGGGCACAGATGGAGGCGGCGGGGGTGGTGATGTCGTCTGCGGGGTCGTCTGCGGGGTCGTCTGCGGGGTCGTCTGCGGGGTCGTCTGCGGGGTCGTCTGCGGGGTCGTCTGCGGGGTCGTCTGCGGGGTCGTCTGCGGGGCCGCGGGGGAATGTGGCGCGGGTGGTGGCGGTGGATTGGGAGATGGTGAACCAGGCGGTGCTGGATTGGGTGCGCGGGGGGAGCGGGGCGTTTGGCACGGGCTATGGGGATGTGTTGGCGCAGGCGTTGGCGCAGACGAGTGAGGCGGTGATCCGGGAGCAGCTGGCGTTGTGGATGGAGAGCGGGCTGCCGCTGGATGCGTTGGTGGATGCGCTGATGGGGACGGTCTTCAGCCGGGAGCGGGCGAATTTGATCGCGGTGACGGAGGTGACGCGGGCGTATGCGGAGGGGAACACGGCGGCCTGGCGGGCGACCGGGGTGATTGAACGGCGGGAGTGGCAGACGGCGAATGATGAGCTGGTGTGCCCGGTGTGCGGGCCGCTGCAGGGGCAGGTGCGCGGGCTGGAGGAGATGTTTGATGGGGGGCTGGGCGGCCCCCCGGCGCACCCGCGCTGCATTCTACCTGGTAATCATGTGGTGGTGCCCGGCTGGGTCGAAGCGGCAGCCAAGAGCGTCTACCGTGGACGGGCCGTTGAGATACGTCTCGGTTCGGGGCGCAAGTTGACCGTCACCCCGAATCACCCGGTATTGACGGGGCGCGGTTGGGTGGCTGCGGGCGAGCTGGGCAAAGGCGACGATGTGCTTGGCTGCGTCGAGGCTGAGCGGGTAGCGGGTTTTGTGAACCCAGACGATGACCACATGCCAACCAAGATCGAGCAGGTATTTGTAGCGCTGCGGATGGCGGGCGCGGTGTCTGCCGGCGCGGTGCCAGTTGCCGCCGAAGATTTCCACGGCGATGGGCGGGGCATGGAGGGCGATGTCGAGGTTATAGGGACCGACCGCCTTTTGATGGCTCAACGGCAGACCGGCGTAGAAGAGCCAGTTGCCCAGTCGGCGCTCGGTGGGGTTGATGGCGGCGGGTTGGTCGGCGGCGGCGCGCTCGACGCCCGCGGCCTGGGCGCAGAGTTCGTCGAAGGGTACGGGGCGACCGCGCATTGTGGTGTGTGCGGCCGTGGTCTGGTGGGTGCGTTGGGCGTTGGTCATGCGCTGCCACTTGACGCGCTCGGCGTCGGACTGGCTGCGGGGGGGGATGCCGTGGCGCATGAGATTGCTGCGGAAGGCGTAGCGACCGATGCCCAGTTCGCGGGCGAGGGCGTTCTCGGATTCACCGGCGAGGTAGCGCGGGATGATGGCGGCGAAGCCGGGGATGTCCACGCGCTGGTGGCTGGCGCGGTTGACGTAGACGCCGGCACGTTGCAGGCGGCGGGTGACGGTCTGGGGGCTGACGCCCAAGTCATGCGCGAGTTTCTTGATCGGTTCGCCAGCCTGGTAACGGCGGATGAGGTCGTCGAGGTTCGGGATTTCGAGTTTGCGGGTCATGTGTATGATCTCCAGGTGGGGCCATATCCCCTCTACTTTACGGAGGGGGTGATTACGCACAACTGTCGGTGTTGGGTTGCGCCCGTGGTGGATGACCTGCCCACGGGCGCATAGGCGCGGCGGGCGACAAGCTAGAGGCTTGGCAAGATGTCGGCAAGTAGCTCGCGGCAGGTGGCGTCGATGGCGGCTTGGTCGGGCGGGGCCGGTTCGGGCGCAGGCGCGGGGGCGCGCTGGGCATGGAGGGCGAGGAAGAGGCCGCGCAGGATGTCGAATTGGGTGGATGGGTCGAGACGGGCGAAGTTGTTGGCGGTGCGCTTGGGTTTAGGCATGATGCCCTCCCTGTGCGCAGTTGGGAACGGTTTGGCGGTCGGCGGGGAATGGTGGTATGGTAGACATGTTCTGGCCCCCTCCGGTGGGGCTTGGACTGTGCCCGATGGAAGTTGCTACCTTCCATCGGGCCGCTTTTTGCGAACTTATCAAGCCACTGCTTGTAGTCGGATGATAACACTTTGTTATCGCCACGTCAAGACGGGGCTTGAAGGCTATCCCCGATGGCGTATAATAGCAAGCAGGAGGACCAAGCATGGGGAACGTTGTGAATCGGACGAGGCTGGGAGAGTTGATTGCGGCGCGCTACCCGTCGCAGTCGGCGTTTGCGCGAGGCTGCGGGGTAAGTCCGCAATATGTAAACCAGGTGTTGCAGGGTGAGGTCGTGCCGTCGCTGGCGCGGATGGTGCAGTTTGCGGTGTTGTTGGGGGTGAGTATGGACGAGTTGGTGATCCGCGATGCGGGTGGGCAGGAGGGGGGTAGGCGATGACGATTGTGATTGAGGTGGAGTTGGCGGGGTTGGAGGAGGTGATGGGGCGGCTGGGCGCGCTGGGGACGTTTGAGCGGCTGCGCCCGGCGGCGGTGCGGGCGACGGCGCGGCTGCGGCGGCCGTTGATGACCTATCCACCGGCCCCGGTGGACAGCAGCTATACGCGCACGGGGACGTTGGGGCGCAGCTGGACGGATGCGGTGGAGGTGTCGCCGGCGGAGATTCGGGCGACGATCGGCACCAACGTGGGCTATGCGCCGTATGTGCAGGCGGAGGAGTATCAGGCGGAGGTGCATCGGGGCCGGTGGTTGACGGATGTGCAGGTGATGGAGTCGGTACAGGATGCGATTGTGGAGGATTTTGAGCAGGAGGTGCGGCGGTTGGCGGGGGAGTGATATAATGGGAGGCGGGCGGCAGGCCCTCAAGTTTTCCGTTATTCCATTTCCCCCAGAGGGGTTTTCCCAGGAAGGGCCAAGCAACCATGAAGAGGACGCAGGCGATGGTGCGGGAGTTTCGCGACGTGCGGCAGATGGACCGGGAGGTGCGCAAGCTGGTGCGCCAGGGTTGGACGGTGGCGGACACGCAGAGCGTGCCGGTGAAGACGGAGAACCGCGGCTGCGGGTGTCTGTTGGGGATGTTTGGCGGGGGGCGGGGGCGGAGCACGCACACGAACAAGTATGTGGTGCGGTTTGAGAAGCGCCCCGGTTGAGTTTGCCCGGTTGAGTTTGCCCGGTTGAGTTTGCCCGGTTGATTTGCCCGGGTAATCGTTGTATGATTTGAGCAATTGATGTTGTGCCTGCCCGGCTCGTCCGGCTCGGCCCTATCCTGGCCCAGGGAATTTTCCCGGCCCCAGGATGGGGCCTTTTTGATTGGCGCGCTTTTGTGGGCGCGGGGGTGGGATGGGATGCTGCGGTTGACGATGCCTGTGTCGGGGTTGGGAGATTTGGGGATGCCGGAGTTGTGGTCGCGCCCGGCCCGCGCGCCGGGAAGCCGCGCGGCGCGCACGCGGCTGGCGCGCCAGGCGTATGACGGGATGCCGGCCGCGCCGGGGGCGGCGGTGGCGGCGGTACGCCGGGAGGCGTGGAACGGCGTGGAGGTGTTGGTGGCGCCGGTGGTGGCGTTGGTGGCCGGGGTGGTGAATGGGGAGTTGGTGACGGCGGCGGAGATATGGCGCAGCGTGCTGGGGTGGAATGGGCGGCCGGTGACGGTGGGCCATCCGCAGCGGGCGGGGCGGCCGGTTTCGGCCAACGGGCCGGAGGTGATGGCGCGCGAGGTGGTGGGCTGGTTTTTCAATGCCGCCTTCGATGGCAGTCGGCTGTTGGGCGAGGTATGGCTGGATGTGGCGAAGGCGCAGCGGCTGGACGGCGAGGCCGGGGAGTTGGCGCGGGCGGCGGTGGCCCGGGTGGAGGCGGGGACGCCGGTGGAGGTGAGCACGGCGTACTGGTGCGGGATGGAGGCGGGGGCGGGGGAGTTTGCGGGGCGGGAGTATGTGGGCGTGCAGCGGGATTTGATGCCGGACCATCTGGCGCTGCTGCCGGACGAGGTGGGGGCGTGCAGTTGGGAGGATGGGTGTGGTGTGCCGCGGGTGAATGGTCAGGCTGGGTGTGGCTGTCACGGGGCGGTCCGAAACGAACGTGAGGAGGAGATGATGGCGGAGGTTGTGGAGATGGGGATGGTGGAGGAAGAGGAGGCCGCGGCGACCCTAGAGGCGGCCGCGACGGTGGCGATGCCGGGGACGCAGGAAGCGGCAGGCCCAGAGACGACCCAGGGGACGACCCAGGGGACGACCCAGGGGACGACCCAGGGGACGATCGCGCCGGTGGCGAACGCGGGTGTGCCGCCCGAGGTGGCGGAGGTGGCGCGGCTGATCGCCGATTTGGGCGGGGTGGCTGCGGTGCGCGAGTCGCTGGAGTTGATGCGGGCGAACCGGGACGAGCAGCGCAAGACGCTGATCGAGGAGCTGACGGCGAACCGCTGGTGCGCGTTCAGCGCGGAGGAGCTGCGGCAGATGCGCAATGATCAGCTGACCAAGCTGGCGCAGTCGCTGCGGCTGCCCAGTTTCGAGGGGCGCGGGGGGGTGCGCACGCAGGCAGAGGCGGGCGACTGGGTGCTGTATCAGGCGCCGGCGGGGAAGTAGGCGCGCGGGAGTAGGCGCGCGCAGGCAGTTGGGTCATGTGAGACGCATTGCACGACGAGGGGGAGACGATGGCGAGTTCGACTTACAACACGATTTTGATTACGGCGAACGGTGGGCACCGGCCCATCTTCGAGTATGAGGCGGATGAGGCGCTGACGCCGGGGGAACTGGTGCGCTTCGACGCGGATGATGAGCTGGAGCCGCATGGGACGGCCAACGGCGTGGCGCAGAAGGTGTTCGTGGTGGAGAACCCGTATGCGACGGGGAACACCAGCAAGGCGATTGACCAGGACTATGCCCTGGGCGACAGCGCGCGCGTGATCTTCGGCCAGCCGGGAGATGTGGTCTATGCCTGGCTGAAGGCGGGGGTGAACGCGGCCAAGGGCGATGCGCTGACCTCGGACGGGGCGGGCGCGTTGCAGAAGCCGACGGTGGATGCGAGTCTGCTGTCCGGGGCGATTGTGGCCTTTGCCGACGAGGACAAGGACAACAGTGGCGGCGGAACGCGCGTGCGCATCAAGGCGCGCGTGGCGTAGTCGGCAGATTGGCGACGCAGGAAAAATGACCGGCGGGGCGCCGGCAGAGTTTGGACAGGGGGATGGAGGAACAATGAATGTGACGGGGCAGATGGCGGCGGCGGATTCGGCCACGGGGCTGGAGGTGCTGGCCGGGGGGGTGCGCCCGTATCGCGTGAATGCGCGGACGGGGTTGGTGCAGGTGCGGACGCCGCGCGGGCTGACGGTGAACAGCCTGCTGCGCAAGGACGAGTGGGAGGAGCTGGACCGCGCGGTGATGGAGGCGGCGAAGTTCCCGCTGCGCGCGGTGGCGGATTTGCGCAGCCGGGGGCTGGTGCGGCCGCTGGGGAGCATTGGCACGCTGATCAGCCAGTGGAATACGTCCAGCGAGATGACGCCGGCGCAGGTGAGCATGACGGGCCAGGGCGCGGGCGAGCGGGACCGGGTGGAGTTTAACCTGGCGGGTGTGCCGGTGCCGGTGATCTGGAAGGAATTCCAGATTGGGGCGCGCCAGTTGGAGGCCAGCCGCCGGTTGGGCGAGCCGCTGGACACGACGCACGTCTATGAGGCGACGCGGGTGGTGGCGGAGATGCAGGAGTACATGCTGTTCAACGGGGCGGCGGTGGTGCTGAATGCGTCATCGATCTACGGCTATCGCACGCACCCCAACCGCAACACCGACACGGCGACCAACTATGGCGGCGGTGACTGGAGCACGATTGCGAACATTGTGCCCACGGTGGCGGGGATGATCAGCGCGGCCAACGCGGACAAGCACTATGGGCCGTTCGTGCTGTACTGCTCCACGGTGCAGTTCAACGAGGCTGCGCTTGGGTACTATACCGACGGCAGCGGGGAGACACCGCTGCAGCGCATCCTGAAGCTGCCGATGATTGACGCGGTGCAGCAGATTGATCCGACGAATCTGCCGGCGGGCGAGCTGCTGTTGGTGCAGATGTCGCCCAACGTGGTGGACTGGGCGGAGGCGCTGGGCATCACGGTGGTGGAGTGGATGAACGGCGACGGGATGAGCACCGAGTTCAAGATCATGTCGGTGGCCGCGCCGCGCGTGAAGGCGGACTATACCACGCGCAGCGGGATTGTCCACGCCACCGGCGCATAGGCTGGGGTGGTGTACGGATAAGCGGGAGTTATCGCCAGGGGTGCGGGGCCGGGGAGTTGTCTCCGGCCCCGCTGCAGAAAGGGGGCGGGATGCCTGAGTATATCGTGCGGCCGGGGATGCGCTTTGGGGCGATGAAACAGTATGGGCCGGGGGATGTGGTGAGGCTGGCGGCGGCGGAGGCGGCGGGGTTTGCGGACAAGCTGGCCCTCGCGCCGGAGCGGCAGCCCTTCGCCGACGGTGGCGGGAGCGCAGAGGAGGAGGCGGACCCGGTGGGGGTGCAGGTGGCCGGGGGCGCAGAGCCGGACGAGGAGCCGGAATTGGACCTGGCGGAGCCGGAGCCGGACGAGGAACCCGACGCGAAGCCGGCGCGCCGCCGCGGGCGCAAGGGGTAGGCGATGGCGACACGCGCGCAGGTGGAGGCGCTGCTGATCCGGCGGACGGGGAAGCTGCTGCTGAAGGTGGGGCTGGACGGGACGACGGTCAACGGGAGCAACGGCGACCTGAATGACCCCATCGGCTGGGGGCTGCGCAAGCTGGGCGTGACGCCGGCGAACCCGGTGGCGGTGGCCGACGGGGATGTGGCGCAGGTGACGCGGTTGGATGCGCTGTTGGACCTGGCGGAGCTGCGCACGCTGGAGAACATCCTGGGCAATCTGGATTTGGTGACGGCAGAGGTGGGGCCGCGCAAGGAGGAGTTCAACGATTTGGCGCGGCGGTTGGCGCAGATGATCCCGCGCAAGCGGGAGCAGGTGGAGGCGGAGCACGATCTGGCGTTGGGCGAGTTGAAGCCGGCGCAGTTCAAGGTTTTTTAACTGGGGCGGCGCAGAGCAAGGCGGGGAGCAAAAATATGAAGTGGGTAAGGGTGTTGGCGGCGGTGGGGGTGGCTTGGGCGCTGGCTGGGGCGCTGGCCGTGGCGATGTTCATGGGGTTGGGGGCGCAGCCGGCGCATGGGCTGGGCGAACCGCTGCCTGGTGGGCGGCCGGTGGTGGCGACGTACACGTTGGTGGATGCGCGGGCGTTGGTGACCGAGACGGTTTACAGCGCGTCGCCGCAGACGGTGGGCGCGGGGCTGGATGTGTCGCGGGTGGCGGACTGGCACGCGGCGGATATTTTTGTGACGGCGGATGTGTCGGGGACGGCGACGTTGACGGCGACGGTGCAGTTTAGCCCGGATCAGGTGGTGTGGGCGGACGCTGAGACGCTGTATGTGACGTGGAATCAGACGGGGACGGCGACGCTCAACACGATGACCTATCGCACGGTGCAGACGGCGGACGGCACGACGCTGCTGCGGGTGCCGGTGGCGGGGGAGTTTATGCGGGTGATGATGGTGGCCGGGGGCGCGGTGACGGCCACGGTGCAGGCGACGCTGCGCAACAACTGATGGCGATGCCCTTTGCCGCGACGGCGGCCGGCACGAAACGGGCGACGCTGACGGCGGGGAAGCGGGGCGCGCCGGTGACGTATTTGACCGGGTTGGTCTGCACGCCGCCGGACGCCGCGGATCGCAAGGCGGAGCTGATGCTGCGCGCGGGGGAGACGCCCCACCGGCTGCTGGAGACGTACATCGAGGGGCTGCCGGACATTCAAGAGGGCGACCGGCTGGTGGTGGGGAGCGCGGAGTATGCGGTGCGCGCGGTGGCGCGCTGGGCGAAGGCGGGGTCGCTGCCGGCGTTTACGCAGCTGCTGTTGGAGGATGAGGCGAGCAAATGATTCACCCTGTGGCGCGGGCGACGGTGCGGGCGGCGGTGGCCGCGGGGCTGGCGACGGGGTTGGCCTCCGCGCAGGTGGTCTATGGCTATCAGCGGGGCGCGTTCGAGAATCAGACGCCGGTGGTGCGGGTGATGAGCATGGGCAGCGACCGGCCACGCTTGACGCCCCAGGGGAACCGGGGGGAGTTTCACTTGCTGGTGCAGCTGTGGGTGCTGTATGCGGCGCCGGATTCGAGTTGGACGGAGGCGCAGGCGGAGGATCGGCTGGACCAGTTGGAGTTGGAGTTGGCGACGTGGATGGCGGCCAACCGGACGACGGCGAACTGGCAGGCGCTGGACCAGGCGGGGCGCTCGTTTGTGCATCTGGTGCGCTATCAGGGGCTGCCGTGGTTGGTGGAGGATGTGCCGGTGCTGGTGCGGGTGTTTTAGGGAGTGGGGATGGAGGCGAGGCGGATGCGGGTATTGGTGATGATTGCGACCTATCCGACGGAACCGGCGATGCACCCGTTGACGCGCGCGAGTGTGGCCGGGCTGCTGCCGCCGTTGTCGGGGGATGGGACGCCGGGCGAGGTGGTGGTGTGGGAAGCGGGCGAAGACCTGCCCGGGCTGTCGCACTATGAGCGGTTGGTGGTGAAGCACAACGCGGGACGGGCGCGGGTGTTGGCGGAGGGGTTTGATGCGCTGCTGTCGGTGGAGGCGGATATGGTGCTGCCGCCGGATGCGCTGCGCCGGCTGGCGGGGGTGATCGAGGACGGGGCGGCGGAGGTGGCGTATGGGCTGTATTGCAGCCGGTCGTCCCAGATGTGGCTGCTGTTCGAGGCGATTTCGCCCACGGGCGGGACGTCGTTGTCGGCGGACCCGGCGCGGGCGGCGGCGGTGTGGGGCCAGGTGGTGCCCAGCGCGGGCGTGGGGATGGGCTGCACGCTGATCGCGCGGCGGGCGCTGGAGGTGGTGGAGTTTCGCCTGGGGGCGGAGCGGGTGTTTGCGGACGATTGGCAGTTCGCGCTGGATGTGGCGGCGGCGGGCCTGCGCCAGGCGCACGACACGGGGGTGGTGTGTGGGCATGTGTTGGAGAGCGCGGGCGGCCGGGCGACGGTGGTGTGGCCGGATATGCGGCGGGAGCCGGACGGGGAACGCTGGGCGCTCCATCGCGTCGAGGTGCGGGAGGATGGGGCGGTGATGGCGGCCAGCCGCTCGGACGCGCGCTATGTGGCGGTGCAGTCGCTGTATTTGGCCGGGTCGAACCGCTATGTGAAGCCGGGTGAGGTGGTGTTGTTGGGGGAGGATGCGGCGCGGGTGTTGATGCGGGCGGAGGCGGTGGCGCCTGCGCCGCCGGTGGCGCAGCCACCGGCGGGGCGGCGACGTCGCACTGGGTAGTGGGTGGATGGTTGATTTTTGGGTGATTCGTGTGGGTGATTCGTGTGGGTGAAGGGTAAGGAGGAGGACGAACGATGGCGCAGACGACTTATGGCCTGCCGCGGAGCAATTTCCAGGTGCAGGTGAGCACGAACGGATCGAGCTGGACGGACATTTCGGGCGTGGCGACGACGGTGCAGCGCTCGGATGGCGACCAGATGGTGGGGGAGCAGAACACGGCGGACGGCGCGTCGCCGGTGGTGACGGGGAGCAACAAGAAGGCGGCGGAGACGGTGACGGTGCGCGCGCTCTATACGGAGCAGACGGGCGAGGGCTGGAAGACGGTGCACGATCGCTATCGGGGCACCGACAAGACGATCTATGTGCGCTGGGCGCCCAAGGGCGGGATCGGCACGGTGGCGGGGAACGTGCTGTTCACCTGCGCCGACGAGGCGGGGACGGCGCTGAAGGTGCCGATCATCAACTGCACGCTGCCCGACTTGGACGCGGGGAGCGGTGACCCGGCGATGTTCGAGTTCAGCGTGCGGACGCCGAGCGTGCTGGCGTCGGTGACGAGCACGAGTTAGGCCGGGTGGCCGGTGGGAGGGCCTCGGTGGGAGGCCCTCTGGTTTATGTGGCGATAACGGTTTCTTATGGGTAGGCGAAAGAGAGAACGGCATGGGTGATGTGGATGGGGTGAATGCGGAAAACGGGGCGGTGGTGATCACGATGAAGCCGCGGCGGCCGTTGGAGGTTGAGGTTGACATTGATGCGCTGACCTGGGGGGATGTGGCGGCGTTTGAGAAATTTGCCCAAACGGGGGCGGTGGACACGAACGATGCCCGGCAGATGGAGGAGATGTTGGCGTTGGTGCAGAAGTGCATCGGCGAGCGGGATGTGAATACGCTGCCGGTGCGGGCGATCGCGCCGCTGGTACGGGCAATCATGGACGCGCTGCAAACGGAGATGGCGGGGCCACCGGCAAAAAACTAAGGCTGGCGCTGGCCGCGCATTTGTGGACACAGGGGCCGGCGCCGCAAGAGTGGATTGAGTATGTGCTGTGTACGCGGCTGCACAAGCTGCCGCATGAGGTGCGGGCGGCGCCGTATACGGATGTGCAGCGGCTGTTGATCTGCATGGAGATGGAGCAGCAGGTGGAGCGGGCGCGGCAGGGCAGCCAGTGGCGGTAGGCGGGGGAGACGGGGGCGCGGGATGATTCTGGATTTGGTGGTGCGGGCACGCAATCAGGCGTCGGGGCCGGTGGATGAGGTTTCGGCGGCGGTGCAGCGGTTGAAGGGGGAGGCGCAGACGGCGGTGCGCCAGGGGCTGACGCCCTTCTCCAACGCGCTGTCGACGATGGCAGCCAACGTGGCGACGCAGGCGCTGGGCCGGCTGGCGGAGGCGATCCGTGGGGCGGCGATGGGCGCGATCCAGCTGGGCAGCGATGTGGAGGAGATGTCCAGCGCGTTTGAGGTGGCGTTTGGGGAGGCGGCCACGGCGACGCGCGGCGAGCTGGAAGGGCTGGCGGATGAGATGCAGCGCAGCCGGTTTGAGTTTATGCAGTATGCGCTGGGTTTCCAGAACATTTTTGTGCCGCTGGGCTATGGGCGTCAGGAGGCGGCGAAGATGTCGACGACGCTGACGACGCTGGTGAGTGATGTGGCGAGTTTCCACAATGCGCTGGAGTCGGATGTGCAGGCGAATTTTACCAGCGGGTTGGTGGGCGAGCATGAGGCGCTGCGCAAGTATGGCATCGTGATCACGGAGACGAGCCTCAAGGAAGAGATCGCGCGCATGGGGAAGGCGGAACTGACGGGCGCGGCGCTGGAGCAGGCTAAGGTGATGGCGCGCATGAACATCATCCTGGCGTCGACGACGGACGCGCAGGGGGATGCGATTCGGACGGCGGGGTCGTATGCCAACGTGATGCGCGGGGTGCAGGCGGCGGTGATGGAGGTGCGGGCGGGGATTGGGGAGAAGCTGCTGCCGGCGGTGACGGCGTTCATGGCGGAGGTGGGGGAGTTTTTGCGCGAGCATGGTGCGCGCTTTGTGGAGTGGTTTGGGGAGGCGATGGAGGCGGTGACGGCCTGGCTGGCGACGTTTCAGTTTGGCGAGGCGTTGGCGGCGGCGGGGACGGCGATCGGCAATTTCGGGACGATCCTGGGCGGGCTGCTGGCCGTGGTGCGGGCGGCGGCGGTGGATGGGTTTGTGATGACGGAGACGATCCGCGCGCTGCCGGAATCGCTGTGGGCGCCGGCGCGCGCGCTGGGCGATTTTGTGGTGGGGGTGCGCACGTTTGCGTTGGGGGTGTGGGGGCTGTTGGAGCCGGTGCGGACGTGGGTGCGGGAGAATGTGACGCTGAGTGACACGCTGGTGGCGTTGGGAGGGTGGCTGAGTTGGGCGCTGCGGGGGCCGCTGCTGGCGTTGATCGCGCGCTTTACGGGGGTGGGGACGGCGATCGCGATCAGCATTTTGGCGGTGACGGGGCTGCGCAAGGCGTGGGAGACGGACTTCCTGGGCATTCGGTCGGCGTTTGCGGCAGTGGCGGAATTTCTGTTTGTGATGTGGCGGGTGATTGTGGATGCGTTTGAGACGCACGGCGCGGGCGCGCTGCGGGAGATTGTGGCGTTTGTGCGCGGCGGGGAGACGAATTTTTATCACCTCTCGCAGATTTTCGAGACTTTCGGCTATGTGGTGCAGCGGACGTTTGCGCGGCTGGCGCAGTGGATTGCGCCGGGGTTGGCGGCGGGGTGGGAGTTGGTGAAGGGGTGGACGGGGGATTTGGTGAGGTGGGTGCAGGAGCGGCTGCCGGAGTGGGGGGCGGCGGTGGGGGCGTGGGCGGCGGTGGCGTGGGGCTGGCTGCGCGATGTGGTGCTGCCGAATACGCTGACGCAGTTGGGGGCGTGGTGGACGGCGCTGCGCGATTGGTTGGGGCGCAATTTGCCGCAGTGGGGGGCGGCGCTGGGCCAATGGGCGGCGGCGGCGTGGGTGTGGCTGCGCGATGTGGTGGTGCCGAATACGCTGGCGCAGTTGGGGGCGTGGTGGACGGCGCTGCGCGATTGGCTGGGGCGGAATTCGCCGCAGTGGAGCGCGGCGCTGGGGCAGATGGCGGCGGCGGGGTGGGGCTGGCTGCGCGATGTGGTGCTGCCGAATACGCTGACGCAGCTGGGGACGTGGTGGACGGCGCTGCGCGATTGGTTTGTGCGGAATGGGCCGGAGTGGGGACGCCGGATCGGGGAGTGGGCGGCGGTGGCGTGGGTGTGGCTGCGCGAGGTGGTGATCCCGAACACGCTGGCGAGGTTGGGCGAGTGGTGGAGTGCGCTGGTGGGGTGGTTTGGGAAGAACGGGCCGGAGTGGGTGCGCCGGATTGCGGACTGGGCGGCGGTGGCGTGGGTGTGGCTGCGCGATACGGTGCTGCCGAATACGGTGGCGAAGTTGGGCGAGTGGTGGGCGACGCTCAGCGGGTGGTTTGGGAAGAACGGGGGCGACTGGCGCTCGAAGCTGGGGGAGTGGGCGGCGGCGGCGTGGACGTGGCTGCGGGATGTGGTGGTGCCGAACACGCTGACGAAGCTGGGCGATTGGTGGAATGCGCTGCGGGCGTGGTTGGAGAAGAATTTGCCGGCGTGGCGGGAGCGGTTGGCCGGGTGGGCGGCGGCGGCGTGGGAATGGATCCGCGATGCGGCGCCGATGGCGCTGAATGCGTTGGGCGGGTGGCTGCGGGCGGTGCTGGGCTTTTTGGTGGACCGGGTGCCGGACTTGGTGACGCTGCTGCTGCGCTGGGGCGCGCTGTTGGTGAGTTGGATTGGGGATGCGGTGCCGAAGGTGCTGTTTGCGCTGGCGGATTTTGTGAGGAGCATCCTGAGCTGGGAGCGGGCAGACGGCAGCCCGGCGTTGGGACAGATGGTGGTGCGCTGGGGGCGCGCGCTGTGGGAGTGGGTGCGCACGGAGGCGGCGCCGAAGATCGGCCCGGCGCTGGGTGACTTTTCGCGCGAGATGTTGTTGGCGATGGGCAGGATTGCGGCGAGCGTGATTATTGCGGCGATTGAGATTGGCTGGGCGCTGCTGGAGGGGGTGTGGAGGGGCCTCCAGAATGCGCAGACCTGGCTGTGGACGAAAATCGGCGGTTTCTTTGGGGACCTGGTGCGCTGGGTGCGCTCGACGTTGGGGATTGCGTCGCCGTCGACGGTGTTTGCGGAGATCGGGCAGTATGCGGTGTTGGGGTTGGTGGAGGGGCTGGACAGCGAGACGGGGCGGTTGATGCGCGCGGCGACGCGCGTGGGGGATGTGGTGACGACGGGGGTGGTGGAGGGGGTGTCGGCGGCGAATGATGAGCTGCAGGCGCTGTTGGCGATGATGACGCGCTCGGTGCAGTCGACGATGAATGCGGTGTCGGATCGGGTGTCGGGGACGATGGCGACGTTGGTGCCGTCGGTGCAGCAGCAGTTGAATGCGGCGTCGCGGATTGCGCCGGGGGCGACGCCGGCGTCGCAGGCGGTGGTGGATGCGCTGGAGTCGGGGAACTTGAGCTTTTTTGCCGCGCCGTCGGGGAATGGGGTGTCGTTCAGCGGGGGGCCGGACTGGACGGCGGGGGATGGGACGTATGTCATCCCGAACCGCGGCGGGGCAGGCGGCGGGGGGACGTTGACGATCCGCGGGGGCGAGGGGGAACGGACGCCCTACGGTGGTTTTTTGGCGAATCAGTCCATGTCGATCTCGGGGAGCATTTTTGAGGCGGCGCGACGGTTTATGGCGGAGTGGTCGCAGAATGTGCAGCGGCCCGGTTTTATGCCCACGGAGCGGGAGAATCGGCTAGTCGTCGCGTCGGAGAATTTGCTGCGGCTGTTTGAGCAGAGGTCGTGGACGCAGCAGGGGAATTCGTACACGATTGTGTTCCCGCCGGGGTCGGCAGGAACGCAAGACAATATTCAGTTGACGTCGGCGGTGCAGATGCTGCAGGCCGTGTATGGGTAATTGAGGGGGAGGGGGAGACGATGGCGACGGCGATGTATGACTGGGTGGAGGATGCGGGGACGTTTTCGGCCAGCGGGGACAATACGGTGTTGGCGGCGCCGGGGGCGGGGGCGGAGCGGGGGTTGAAGGAGTTTACGCTGGTGAACAATGGGTCGTCGGATGTGACGGCGACGATTAAGTGGGGGGGCGAAGTCGTTTCCGTTCATCCTCAAGGCGAACTGTGGCAACAGTTTCTATATGGGGCTGATTAAGCTGGAGGAGTGGTGGCTGGGGGAGAACAACGCGCTGGTCGTGAACCTGTCGGGGGCGATTAGCTGCGCGTGGATTGGTCGGCATCTGACGCGGAGAGCGTAGGGGAGGCAGGGGATGATTACACATGAGCAGGGGAAGGCGCTGCGCCGGGTGTTGGCGGGCGCGCCGGCGGAGGTGCAGGCGTTGATGGCGGCGCAGGCGTATGCGGAGGTGGCGGCGGCGTTGAACGCGCCGGGGGCGGCGCTGCCGAATCCGGCGGCGCAGGCAGATGTGCCGGTGCCGGTGACGTGGCAGATGGTGGTGAAGGCGTTGCGGCCGGCGGAAGTGTTGGCCGTCTATCAGGTGCCCGGTCTGCGCGAGGATTTTACGGCGGCGCTGGCGGAGGGGGACGCGGAGCTGGTCGCGCTGTATCAGGCGATCTTGGGGGAGATGGTGTCGGCGGGGAGCGCGGCGGCGGTGGCAGGGTTGTTTGGCCGGACGCAGCCGGACCCGACGTGGACGCCGACGGTGGCGGGTCCCAGCCTGGCGGCGGCGGCAGGGCTGGGGTGGGTGACGGCGCAGGATGTGGCGTTTGTGGACCCAGGGAACCGGCTGCTGGGCGCAGAAATCGAGGCGGAGTTGGCGGCGGAGTTGGTGGCCGGGGGCAAGGGGTAGGCGATGATGGCGTGGGCGCGGGGGAGCCAGGCGCAGCCGGTGAGCGATTTGCCGCGGGGGGTGGGGGTGGCGGTGGCGTGGCAGCGGGGGCCGGAGTGGGCGGCGCGCTCGCTGGAGGTGCTCCAGCCGGAGTTGTGGATGAACTGGGTGCATGACCACAACGAGGATCCGCGGTATGTGCCGATGGCGTTTTCGTTCGCGCCGGGCTATCACGATGGGTACATCCGGGCGGCGCAGGCGGAGCCACGGCGGCTGTGGTTGTTGGGGAATGAGCCGGAGTTGGCGCAGAGCGCGGGGAGGCCGGAGGACGCGGCGACGCTGGGGCGGCGGTGGGTGAATGAGGTGGGCGGGCCGTGGGCGTGCTGCGGCAATATCACGCATCATTTGTACCCGCAGCTGCTGGAGTGGCCGTCGGCGTATTTGGCGGCCGGGGGGCCGGTGCCGGATGTGTGGCATGTGCATGTGTATTTTGTGCAGTCGGGGGCGGAGTGGGATGCGGCGCTGGCGGCCTGGCAGGGGTGGATGGTGGCGAACAATGTGGTGCGGCCGGTGGTGGTGAGCGAGACGGCATTTACGGAGGGGAGCTGGTGGGGGGAGTTGGCCCCGATGCGCGCGGCGGAGCTGCTGCGGCATGTGCGGGAGGCGGTGGCGGCGGGCCGGGTGCAGGCGGTGTTTTGGTACAGCGACCGAGATTATTGGGGGGTGTGGCCGTGGTCGGATTTGTTGGCAGAGGATGGGGCGTTGACGGCGGTGGGTGGGGAGTTTGTGACGCCGCTGCGGCCGACGGCGGGGGATGTGACGGCGCAGCCGGGGCGGGTGTGGCTGCCGGTGATGTGGCGATAATGGTGATTATCGCCACAGGAGGGCGAGGGGCTGAGGGTTGCGCTAGGGGTGTGAGGAGCGACAGGTGATCCTAGAGGCGATTGTGGCGGGGACGACGTATCAGCTGAACGGCGGTGGGCTGACGTACCGGGTGGCGACCACGGGCATCGGGATGCCGCCGATCCGGCGGCTGCGCCAGCGCGGGCCGTTTCAGCACGGGGTGAGCAATCGGGGGTTCCGGCTGGATGAGCGGATGATCAACCTGGTGCTGTTCTTCCAGGGGGCGAGCCTGGCGGATGCGGATGCGCGGCGGGATACGCTGGCGCGCATTTTTCAGCCGATGGACGATACGCCGATCGCGCTGCGCTGGACGCGCGAGGATGGGGCGGTGCGGCAGATTGACGGGTATGCGGAGGGGCTGGTGGATTTCCCGGACACGCCGGGGGAGGACCGGATCGGGGTCAGCCAACGGGTGGTGGTGCCGTTTCTGTGTATGGGCAGCGACCCGGTGTTTTATGACCCGGCGGTGCAGACACGGTTTTTTAGCCAGGTGGCGAACGGGGGGTGGGCGGTGCCGCTGGAAGTGCCGCTGACGGCGATCGCGGCGGCGGCCATCAATTCGGTGCAGGAGTTGGTGTATGCGGGTTCGTGGCGGGAATATCCGGTGATCACGGTGACGGGGCCGCTGGATGGGTTAACGATCGAGAACCTGGCGACGGGTGAGGTTTTGGATTTCCCGGAGTTGGTGTTGACGACGGGGCAGAGCATGACGATCGATCTGCGCTATGAGCGTAAGACGGTGCTTCGCCACGACGGGACGAACCTGCTGCCGCAGTTGGCGGAGGATAGCGATTTGGCGACGTGGCATCTGGCGCCTGCGCCGGAGGCGGCGGGTGGGCTGAACAATATCCGGGTGACGGTGGGGGAGGATGCGTCGTATGAAACGTCGGTCCTGGTCACGTTTTATCACCGGTATCTGAGTCTTTGATGGGCGGGAGGGGATTATGGCAGAGCTGAGCGCGCTGTGGGGCACAAACGATGTGGGAGACGGACCGGCAGTCGGTTACTCATCTAACCAACTGGCGCAGTTCTTTCGACTGTTTACGCAGGGGGCGTATTTATCTGGGGTGGCGCCGGACCGGGACAATGAGTTGGCGGTGAGCGGGACGTCTTCGCCGGTGACGGTGGCGACGGGCATGGCGATTGTGCATGGCACGTTTTATGTTAACACGGCTGCGGTGACGGTGGCGGTGCCCACGCCGACGGTGAACCCGCGCATTGACCGGATTGTGCTGCGCAAGAGCTGGAGCGCGCAGACGGTGCGGGTGGTGCGGGTGGCGGGCACGGAGGGGGGGGCGGCGCCGGACCCGACGATGACGGATGGGACGTCGTGGGACCTGCCGTTGGCGCGGGTCAGCATCAATACGGCGGGCGTGATCACGGTGACGGATGAGCGGACGTGGCTGTCGGTGGTGGGCGATGGCGCGGTGGTGACGGATAAGCTGGCCGCCGATGCGGTGACGGATGCCAAGCTGGCGAACATGGCGGAGGCGCGCATCAAGGGCCGGGCGGCGGGCGCAGGGACGGGGGACCCCACGGACCTGACGGCGGCGCAGGTGCGCTCCATCCTCAACGTGGCGGACGGGGCCAACGCGTATGTGCATCCCAACCACAGCGGCGAGGTGACCTCCACGGGCGACGGGGCGACGGTGATTGCGGCGGGCGCGGTGGGGACGACCAAGCTGGCCGATGATGCGGTGACGGATGCCAAGCTGGCGAACATGGCGGAGGCGCGCATCAAGGGCCGGGCAGCAGGCGCAGGGACGGGGGACCCCACGGACCTGACGGCGGCGCAGGTGCGCACGATGCTGGGGGTGGCGGAGGGGGTGCTGCGCCAGTTGGTAATTCCGATCTATCCCGCTACATTCAGACTGGCAGAGTCCGCCGGGTTCGTCCAGAATTTTGGCTATGAGGTGGTGGATTTTGCCATCTCGGGCGCTCGCGTGTTTTTCGTGTTGGACAAAACATTGTTGCCGGCGACATGCACGGTGAAGCTCGCGTGGGTGGGCTACCCAGCGCCATCTGGCGGTCGGCTCGATTTACGCGTGCGTGATATTGCAAACGGCTCAGTGATGGGCGCATGGTACGACGTTGCGGTGTCGGCCTTTGATTATCTGTATGTGTCGGATGATTTCGCTGGTTCGTTGATTGCCGGGCGGAGAGCATATTCCATTGAGTACGGGAGGGGGGCCAGCGCAACGGCGGATCCGCGCGTGTGGTCGTTCTTCCTGCTGATTGAGTGGTGAGCCGATGGCGATCGAGTATAAGTTCCGGGTGCGGTCGCCGGCGGGGGCGCTGACGAATGAGTTTGTGGATGTGCGCTCGTTCAGCTATACGCGAGAGGTGAATGCGCCGGGGATGATGACGCTGGATGTGGATGATGCGCATCCGGTGTTGGCGGCGGTGGATGATTCGCTGGACAACATTATCGAGGTGTGGCGGCGGGACCGGGCGGCGGGGATTGATTGGTACTGCGACTATCGGGGGCTGCTGCGCGATGAGATGCGCGAGGCGAACGCGGACGGGCAGGTGACGGTCCGGTTGTTTTGGCCGGGGCCGCTGTCGCTGTTGAAGCGGGTGGGGGTGGCGTATCGCGGCGGGGTGGCCGGGCGCAGTGAGTTTACGGCGACGCCGGTGGAGTCGATCATGCACGCGGTGGTGAAATATAACGCGACGTCGGCGGGGACGACGGGCGATGGCCGGCTGCGCAATGTGGATTTGACGCGGGTGACGGTGGAGGCGGACGGGGCGTATGGGACGGTGATCGACTACAGCTGCCAGTATCGGTATGTGCTGGATGTGCTGCAGGAGATTTGCCGGATGGCGCCGGGGGATTTTGACCTGGTGTATACGGGCGGGGGGAATTGGCAGTATCGGTTTTATGAGGGGCAGCTGGGGACGGACCGCAGCGCGACGGTGCGGTTTGCGCTGCAATATGGGAATATGGCGTCGCCCGTCTATCAGAAGAACCGGATCAATGAGCGGACGGTGGCGATTGTGCTGGGGCCGGGGGAGGAGGCGACGCGCACGGTGGCGGTGCGCATTCCCAGCTACAGCAATTATGATGTGGCGGACAATTCGATGGAGTTTTTTGTGGACGCGCGCGGGGCGTCGTCGAGCGATGAGGTGAATGCGATTGGGGATGCGGCGATCTGGGAAGCGCGGGCGGAGAGTCGGCTGTCGTTCCAGGTGCTGCAAACGGTGGCGCTGCGCTATGGGCGGGATTATTTTTTGGGCGATCTGGTGCAGGGATATTTCCAGGGGATCAGCAAGACGCTGAAAATCTACGCGGTGACGGTGGCGATGGACGGCAGCGGGGAGGAGATGATCTCGGTGGAGATGCGCGATGCGTGATATGCAGCAGGGGGCGACGCTGGAACTGCTGCACCGGGTGCGGCGGCTGGAGCAGCAGCTGGCGAAGCTGGTGGCGCTGCCGCCTGTGCCTGGGGCGGACCATGGCGCGCTGGCGGGGCTGGGAGACGACGACCACAGTCAGTATGTGTTGCTGGCGGGACGGGTGGCGGCGCAGGTGGTGCTGGCCGGGAGCGCGAGTCTGCCGGCGCTGCGCGCGCAGGCCGCGGCGTCGCCCACGGTGGCGGCGCTGCAGGTGGCAGACAGCGCGGGGACTCTGCGGCATGAGCTGTGGGCCAACTTCGGCACGAACATTCCGGGAACGCGGCGGATGGGGGGCGTGCAGGAGTTTTGGATTGCGCCGGGCAACATTACGACGTTGACGTTGACGGTCGATGTGTTGGGCACGCAGTTTGCGCGGCAACCGGTGATTATGGAGGTGCAGGGGGCGTTTTTTAACAACAGCGACGGCACGACGGTGCGCGCGCTGTGGGTGGATGATGTGAGCTGGAGCACGCGCGCCAACAATGCCACCAATGCGACGCTGGGGTTCAACACTCGGCGGGCGGCGGACATTAACGGGGTGACGGTGACGGGGCCAACGGCGATCCCGGCGGGGGTGCGCTATACGGTGAAGGGGAGTGCGAATCTGGTGCGCGCGGGGATGCGGATTATGGTGGTGTCGGCGGCGGCTGTGACGGTGACGGCGAGTGTGGCGTAGGGAGGGCAGGCGGATGGCAGAGCTGCGGATCACGGTGGGGGCGGTGACGGAGGCGGTGGAGACGAGCGACGCCAATGCGGCGCAGCTGGTGGCGGATTATGTGGCGGCGTATGGGGGGCCGGTGTCGGGGACGTCCCGGGAGAGGTTGGGGTGGTTCATTCGGCACGTGGCGGCGCATGTGGCGGAGGTGGGGGAGGCGAGGGCGTTGACGACGGCGCTGGAGGTGGAACGGGAGCGGCTGCGGGAGGGGCGGCAGACGCTGCGGTTTGCGGTGAAGAAGTGAGGGGAGGGGCCGGGAGGCTCCTCCCCTTTTTGGTGGCCGGGGCGGCGCGCAGGGGGTCAGAGGCGCCAGTTGTCGGCGGGGCTGGCTTGGCGGTGGGCGGCGCTGAGGTCGGATTGGGCCAGGGTGACGTAGATGCGGATGGTTTCGAGTTTTTCATGGCCGAGCAGGCGTTGGAGTTCGAGGACGTTGCCGCCGTTGCGCAGGAGGTTGATGGCGAAGGTGTGGCGGAAGCGGTGGGTGGTGGCGTTTTTGACGTCGGCGGTTTGGGCTAGACGTTCGATGATGTGGTAGAGGACGTTGCGTCGGATGGGGGTGTTGTCACGGGTGGCGAAGAGGGGGGAGTCCGGTTTGATGGTGGGGCGGGTGGCGAGATAGCGCCAAAGCGCGCGCTGGGCGCTGTTGCCGATGTAGACGTGGCGGTCCTTGTTGCCCTTGCCGGAGCGGACGTGCAGGCGGCTTCCCAAATCCCTCGTATTCGCCGACCTGGCCGAGCGTCAGGCCGGTTTTTTCGCGCTGTTGGCGCAGGCGGTTGTGTGTGTCCATATTTCCCAATATATCGCAAAAAGTCGCCATTTTGTTGACCATCCATTGACAAACGGCTTGACAAGTGTCTCCATATGGGCTACTATTAGGGGGAAGTTGTAGCTATTTTGGCGACAAAGGCGGAGGGTGAGATGGAGCTAAACAAGAGCGTGCGGTTTGTGGTGAGCGAGCGGGATCGCGCGCTGCTGCAAACGTTGGCCGGGCAGGATGGCGACGCCAGTATGTCGGCGACGCTGCGCCGGCTGATCCGCGCGGAGGCGCAGCGGCGCGGGCTGCTGGGTGATGAGGCGCGGCGGCGCGGGCAGATGGTGGATGAGGCGCAGCGGGCCGGGGTGGCGCAAGGGTAGGTCGGGGGAGGCGTCCACGCGGGCGCCGGACTTGCTAGCCCTGTTCGGTTACGGCTGCGGGGAGTGGTGGGTGCGGCGTCCGCGCGGCCGGTGAAAGGGACCTTCCTTCACCGGCTGCCTCCCACGGTGTTGGGCTGGGGCGGTGTCTTCCGCTGCCCCAGCCTGGGGGTGGGGTTTCTTCTGGGGTGGGTTCCTGAAAGTGAGCGTTGAATATGGCGAGCCGGGGGCGGGTGAGTCGGGTGGTGGTGGCGGCGCTGGAGCCGGGGCACGCGCTGGCGGATGGGCTGTTGCTGGCGGTGGCGGCGGCGGGGGTGCTGTTGGCGGTGGTGTTGGGCCGGGTGTAGGGCTGGATGTTGGTGGGGGACGGGGCGCGGGGTTGACGCCCACGCCGGGGTGCAAGGCCCTGGGCGCCGAATGTGCCGCAGCCGGAAAGCGGGCGAGGGGGTCTGTAACCACCTCCAGAATGACAAGTAACGGGCTGTGCCTGGTAGGTTCGCCCCAGACAGGCACGGCGGCGGCGGACGGTTTCTCCTTTGGTGATGGGTGGGGGTGGCTGGCACTGCTCCCACCCGCCAGGGATTACGCCCAGGGATTACACCAAGCAAAGAGTCAAGAAGATGGGGGAGCGGAGATGGCAGAGTTGACGCCGGGGGGGACGCCGGACTTGACGCCGGACTTGACCACCAACGAGGTGGCGGATTTGCTGCGCCTGGAGGCGGTGATCCGCCGGGGGGTGGCGGTGTTTGTGGAGGTGGGGAGCGCGTTGATGGAGATCCGCGATAAGCGGCTCTATCGGGGGCAGTTCCCGACCTTCGAGGAGTATTGCCGGGATCGGTGGCAGTTGCAGCGCGCCTATGCCTATCGGTTGATCGAGGCGGCGGGGGTGGTGGCGAATTTGTCGCCCATGGGCGACATTTTGCCGACGAATGAACGGCAGGCACGGCCGCTGACGCAGTTGGAGCCGGAGGCGCAGCGGGCGGCGTGGGCGGCGGCGGTGGAGTCGGCGCCGGAGGGCAAGGTGACGGCGGCGCACGTGGCGGCGACGGTGGCGCAAATGTCGTCAATTGGCGACAAAGCGCCGGTGGTGGCCCCTGCTGCGCCGGTGGTGGAGGAGCGGCTGCCGGGGGCGTTCATTAAGCCGGCGGCGAGCGATTTTGCGGTGACGCCGGCGTGGGTGACGGGTGCGCTGCTGCGCGAGCCGACGACATCGCGCTTGTTTTTGGATGCGCTGACCCAGGCATCGGTGGCGACGCTGCGCCAGGCGTATGACGCGACGCCGGCGGAGGAGGCGCAGCGGGGGCGGCTGTGGGCGCTACTCGCGCGGCTGCGCGAGTTGGGCTATGCGACTTCGTTTAAGCTGCCGGCGCAGCCGCCCGCGCCGGAGCCGTGGTGGGATGAGGAGGCAGAGGAGGCAGAACCTCACCCCGGGGTTCCCTCTGGGACCCTCTCCATTCGGAGAGGGGGGCCGGAGGTCGCCCCTGCACATAACTCTGCGCCGGGGGTGGCCCAGGCGGTGGGCCAGGTGGATGAGGAACTGCCGATCTCGCTGCGGCCGGGGTACGACTCGGATGAGTGGTATACGCCCCAGGAGTACATTGACGCGGCGCGGCAGGTGATGGGGGGGATTGATCTGGACCCGGCTTCGTGCGTCGATGCGAATTTTGTGGTGCGCGCGGGGCGGTGGTTTGACAAGGATGAGGATGGGTTGGCCCAGCCGTGGTTTGGGCGGGTGTGGCTGAATCCGCCCTATTCGGCGGGGCTGGTGGAGCGGTTTGTGCGCCGGGCGCATGAGATGTATGCGGCGGGGTTGGTGTCGGCGGCGGTGGTGCTGCTGAACAATGCGACGGAGACGCAGTGGTTCCAGTTGATGTTGGGCCACTATGCGGTCTGTTTTCCGGCGGCGCGGGTGCGTTTTTGGCGGCCGGGGCACAACCCGGTGGGGGCGCGCCAGGGGCAGGCAGTTTTCTACCTGGGGGTGGAGCGGGACCGGTTTGTGGAGGTGTTCGAGCGCTTTGGGCCGGTGCTCCAGCGCTAGGGGGGCCAGGCCGGGAGGGGATGGTGATGACGTACTCGTTTGCTGAGCAGTTGAAGGCGGGAGAGGTGGGGGAGGCGGCGCTGGATACGTTCTTCAGCCGCTGGTTCGAGGTGACGCCGGTGTCGCGGGAGGAGCAGCGGGAGGGGATTGACCGGCGGTTTCGCGAGCTGGGGCCGCGGGGGCGGGTGTTGACGGTGGAGTACAAGACGGACAAGACGGCGGCGCGCACGAACAATGCGTTTGTGGAGACGGTGAGTGTGCGGCCGCACGGGGGGCGGGGGGAGATGAAGCTCGGCTGGGCGATCCGCAGCCGGGCGGAGGTGTTGATCTACTGCATCCCGGAGCCGCAGACGATCTATGTGATCCAGATGGCGAGGCTGCGGGGACAGTTGGAACGGTGGCAGGCGGTGTTTCCCCAGCGGGCGATCCCCAACGTGGGCTATGAGACGGTGGGGGTGTTGGTGCCGCTGGGTGAGTTCGAGCGGATTGCGTTACAGGTCTATTGACGGGCCAGGTTGATTGAAGGAGGTCGGCGATGGGCACACAGATAGCGAGCAGACAGGCCACAGGGACGCGGGCCACAGGGACGCGCACGGAGGGCGGGAAGTTGGCGGCGATGGCGCAGGAGATGCGCGCGGCGGCGCTGCGCACGGGGGCGGTGCATCGGCCGTTGGTAAAGGGGTTGCAGGTGGTGCTGCGCTGGGAGGATGAGCGTTGGCGGTTGGCGTTGGGCCGGGAGGGGGTTTTCCCCAGCGAGACGGAGGTGGAGGTGTGCCGGCGGGCGTTTGCGGTGCCGGAGGGGGTGGAGACGGCGAGGCGCGAGGCGTCGTGGCGGCATCCCAAGACGCTGCGGGCGGTGCGCTGGCAGGTGGTGGAGATGAGCTGGGTGGAGACGCTGGCCGGGTGAATCCGGCTGGGTGGGGTGTACGGATAACAAGGCATTATCGGCTGATGGGCGTGGCAGGCTGACAGCCGATAGGGTGTGTAGAGAGGGATGGGCCAAGCATGACTCCTCGAAGTTTTCCTCAGTTGGTTGGGCCGCAGGTGGATGAGCCGCAGGTTGATCTGGATGGGCCGCCGGCGGGGCTGGTGGTGGCGGGGACGGCCCCGGCGGGGGTGCATCCGTTGGCGGCGATGTGGGCGGTGGACCCGCAGATCGCGGCGGAGAATTTGCGCCGGCTGTGGTATCGGCTGCGCGATGCGTGGCTGGACGCGGCGGAGATGAAGAGCCAGAGCAAGCACACGCGGCGGGCGTATATGAAGGCGTCGAATTTGTGGCTGGACTTCCTGGGCGACCGGGGGGTGCAGCCGTGGGAGGCGACGACGACGGATGTGCGCGCGTGGCAGGTGCATCTTGCTAACTGCGGGGTTTCGGACAGCACGACGAATGCGCGGCTGTCGGCGGTGTCCAGTTGGTACAGCTTCATTATCAACGAGGTCCACATGGTGGACGGGGTGGAGCGCAGCGCGTTTTTTGATGCGCAGGGGCGGACGCGCGCCAACCCGTTCCGGGTGGGCAATCTGCGGCGGGCGAAGGTGCGGCAGTATGGGCGGGCGCGCCCGTTGTCGGCGACGGCGTTGGGGAAGCTGTTCGGCTATTTGCAGGGGCACGCGGAGACGGTGACGGGGGCGCGCAATCTGGCGCTGCTGCTGACCTATTTCCTCACCGCGTCGCGCAACCGGGAGGTGCTCCAGATGAAGTGGGGCGACATTCGCCCCAGCCGCAGCCAGCCGGGGGCGTATGTGTTTGCTTGGCGGGGCAAGGGGGGCAAGGCGGAGGATACGGCGCTGCCGGGGCGGGCGTATCACGCGATTGTGGCCTATCTGAAGCTGGCGGGGCGGTGGGTGCCGGGGCATGAGGCGCACATTGGGGATGATGAGTTCATCTTTCCGCCGCTGGTGACGCATGGGCTGGGCAATCTGTCCAGCGCGGGCCACGGGCGCAAGCCGCGGGGCTATATGAGCGAGAAGAACGCGGTGCGCATTTTGCAGACGAGCCTGAAGTTGGCGGGGGTGGCGGATTGGGACAAGTATCGCATCCACGATCTGCGGCACTCGTTTGCGCACCAGTTCCAGGGGGACCTGGAGAAGCTGCGCCGGATTCTCCATCATGAGAGCCTGGCGACGACGGGCATTTATGTGCGGTCGCTGCAGGACCCGGTGGACGATTATAGCGAGGGGGTGTGGCAGAAGCTGGGCCTCGGGCTGTGATGCCGGGCCGGGAAGGCGGGGTGTGGGTTGTTAAGGTGCGCGAGTAAGGTGCGCGTCTGTTGGGAGTGTAGCAGGCGGCGCGAGGGAAGTCGAGCATGGGGAGTCAGCCGGGCGGCAGCCGGGTGAATGTGTGAGAGCAAAGGATCAAGCGCATGGAACTGTTGTGGACGGTGGAGCGGGCGGCGTTGGCCGCGGGGGTGTTGGTGGCGCTGGCGGCGATGTGGTCGGCGCGCTGGCGGCCGTGGCGGGCGTGGCGGGTGCGCTATGTGCCGGTGATGGGCCGGGGCTGGGGCGGGTCGCTGGCGGAGGTGGATAACTTGGTGTGCGAGGTGGTGACGCTGACGCCGCCGGAGGATGTGTGGGAGCAGCTGCGCGGGAAGCCGGGGTTGGCGGTGGTGCGCGAGGTGGACGGCAGCGGGAAGTGTGGGGATAAGCTGATCGGCGGGGTGGTGGATGCGACGCCGCTGGTCTTTGAGCAGACGACGACGGCGGAACCGTTGGCGTTTCATCGGTACTGGCAAGCGGGTGGCTACTGGGTGAATCTGCCGCCGGAGGAGGTGTTGGCGGTGGTGGGGGCGGAGGGGGAGCCGTTGGCGCCGGAGCCGGGGCCGCGGGAGGTGGAGTCGTGGCGGGAGATGGCGATGCGGCGGCTGGGGAATGAGCCGGGGGTGCCCAACTGGCTGTTGGAGCGGGCGCGGGGGGTGGACCCGGAGGCGGTGGCGTGGTCTGGGCCGGTGTGGTTGTTGGAGGAGCAGGGGTGGGGCGCGGGGTGACGCGGTTGGTGATGTATGAGTGTGGCGACGGGATCGTGCGGACGCGGTGCCGTCGCCACATTCCCCAGGGGGGACCCACGGCCCCGCGGTTTGTGTTGTCGCCGCGGGCGGCGGGTGGCCGGGCAGGGCTGCTCGCCGCGTGGGAGGGGACGTGGCGGGAGTGTTATGTGTGCGCGTGCGAGCGGTGGTATGGGGATGGGCGCGCGCGGGCGGAGGATCAGCGACCAAGCGACGGGCATGAGGAGATGGGGGTGGATGATGGCGGATTTGGAGCGGGTGATTGAGGAGATCAAGCAGAGGGTGCGGATTGAGGCGCTGGTTGGGGAGTCGTTGACGGTCACGGGGAAGGGGCGGACGTTGACGACGGTGGAGCATGACAGCCTTAAGCTGCGCACGGACTGGCAGACGTGGACGTGGTATAGCCGGGGGCTGCGGGGGGATGTGTTTGATTGGGTCCAGTTGCAGCTGGGGTGTGATTTTCGGGGGGCGTTGGAGACGCTGGCGCGGCGGGCGGGGGTGGAGCTGCCTGCGCTGGGCCGGGAGGCGGCGGGGCCGGGGATGGGGGCGGTGGCGGGGGCGCGGCTGCGCACGGCGATCTTGGAGACGGCGGCGCGCTATTATCACGGGCTGCTGTTGGGGCCGTTGGGGGAGCCGGGGCGGGTCTATTTGGCGGGCCGTGGGTGGGATGAGCGGACGTGGGCGCGGGAGTTGATTGGGTATGTGCCGGATGGGCGGGAGGCGCCGGCGGAGGTGTCTGCGGGGGACTCCTCTACCGATAATAAGTGGTTATCGGTTGGGGAGGCGGGGGGCGAGATGGGCGAGGGGGCGGGGTCGCTGTACCGCCAGCTGCGGGGGGTGATGGCCCAGGCGGGGGAGCTGGGCGAGCAGGCGGAGGCGGCGGAGAAGACGCTGCGCGCGGTGTTGATGGTGCCGGGGGGGCATGTGGTCTATTGCCACCGGGAGCGGGGGCGGGTGGTCTATTTGTCGGCGCGCAGTGTGGTGGGGAAGCGGCATTGGAATATGCCGGGGGAGTTGGTGGGGCCGAAGCGGCTGTATGTGAATGAGGTGGACCCGGCGGCGAAGGTGTGGCCGGGGGTGCGGGTGTTGGTGGAGGGGCAGGCGGATGCGATTGCGCTGGGGCAGGCGGGGGTGGCGGCGGTGGCCCTGGGCGGGG